ACCAATGTTTTGGCTTAATGACAATAAAGTAATGCGTATTACAACAACCCATAAGGCTAATCTATACAAAAAAGATCCTATTTTTTATATTGACTATCAGTATGCAGTTAGTAGTCCATACAATAAACCATGTTGTGATAAATGCAATTACTATTGGCCAACACACGCACAAAGAAATGAGTTATTAGATGCAGTTCTTTAATTTAATTACGTTTACTGGATTATTTTTAAGCATGTGCGTTATTGTTTCCTTGTCCTACAAAGTGTATACATTAAAAACATTATTAAAACAACTTGTTCTTGATCAAAGAATATTAAAGGCTTTTTCTGAAACTTTAAAAGATCAATTAGATTTAGTTAAAAATGAAACAGATGAAACTCAAGAAAACTTTATTAAGTTTCTATCAGATTCTAGAGAAGTGGCCTTTAATTATATTGAGGAAACAATGGCTATCGTTAATGATATTATCTTATATTGTGAGCAACAAATTGAACAGCCAAAGTTAGCAGACTTATACTCAGATGCAAAATTAAAGTTTATTTTAGAAAAACTCAAGCCTATAGTTGAGCAAAAATAAAAAGATTTATAGCAATATACGCTATAATGGTATATGGAAGAGGTGATTAAATGAATAAAGAACAACTAAAAGCAATGCTTTCAAGTTATGGTCGCTCAGTTCTTGCAGCAGTAATTGCTTTGTATACCGCTGGAATTACAGATCCTAAAGATATGTGGGCAGCACTTGTAGCAGCATTGGTTCCAGTCGCACTTCGTGCAGCCAATCCAAAAGACAAATCTTTTGGTAAGTTTGATGCAGTTGCAAAAGATGTAGAGGCTGCGCTTAAGAATATTAAGCCAGTTAAAAAGGCAGCAAAAAAAGTTGCTAAGAAATCAACAACTGTTAAAAAATAATAATAAGTTATAGCAGGGTGGTGCAATCACTGCCCTGTTATTTTTAATATTTTGCAGGAACGTTTTGTCTTAAAACAGCAACTTTAATATTATCGTTAGGTGTTATTAAATATAAATGATCTATTAGTGTTGCAGTTGTGATTTTTATTGATTCATTTGGACCTAATCTGTGTCCAAAATTATCTAAGGCCAACTTTGAATATTGATGATTAGTTCCAATATAAACATATCCGTGATCGCTAATATTTTGTATGTAAACATTCATTCCATTATGCTCTACGGTTGGAGTAATTTGTATTGGTTCTGAAGTTTTTGATAAATAATAAACCTGGTGACTTGACATATAATAATTATAGCATAGCATGATATAATTAATAAAAAGGAATAAAAATGAATTTTGTATACATATGCAAAGATGGTGAAAACGAAGAACTTAGATACTCGATTAGATCTGTTGTAAAAAATACTAATGATCCAAAAATTTGGGTAGTTGGTGGAAAACCAGATTGGTATGTTGGTAATCATATTTCAGTATTACAAGATCAACATAAGTATCAAAATGCACTTAATAATCTTAGGGCTGCTTGTGCCTCTGAAGAAATACCTGAAGACTTTATATTAATGAATGATGACTTCTATATTACAAACAAAATAAATGAAGTAAAAATATATAACAATGGATCACTTGAAGATCAAATAAATCAGTATCATAATCTTGGGCTTAGGTCTACTTATTTACACAGACTAGGAAAAACATATGCCTATCTACAAAGAAGAGACATACCAAACCCTATTAGTTATGAAGTTCACGTGCCAATGCCAATGAAAAAAAGCAAACTAATAACTATTCTTGAAGAAAATTATTCAACACTTTGGAGATCAAAGTATGGAAATACATTTAACATTGGCGGAGAAACAATAAAAGATGTCAAGGTTCACAAAAGTGGTGGGTTAGTTGCACTTTCATATAATCAGGACCAAGAACAAATTCCTTACTTGTCTAGCGCAGATAGTTCTTTTATGTTTTTGTTAGATTATTTAACTACAAACTTTTCAGAAAAATCTACATATGAGCGATAAGGTCTAAGTACTTATCCTTTAAATTATTTTTAGCAAAATGATTTAATCCTATTTGTAATGCAGAATCTTTCATTTCACGCTTATCTTTGTTATCCATATACTCATCAACAATTGCTGCTAAATGTTCTGGATTTCCATCATATACATCTACTAACGATTTGGCTTGAAAACTATTGATGTGTTCAGATTTTACTAACCATTCTTTAGGAAGAATTAAATTGTTTGGCGATATGTCCGTCATAAATACTGGGAGTCCACTAATCAGTGCTTCATTCATTGGAAGACACAGACCAGCATACCTTCTTGGCAAAAGCATAGCATCAAACCCATTATAAAGTTCTTCCCTATTTTCTGGGTTACTATTATTAAGTGTAACTCTTGAATCTTTTAAATCTAATTCTGGAAACTTTTGTGTTGTAATTACTAACTCATAACTTGCCTTTGAATACTTAAGCATTTGCAAAACAGTATCAGTTCCATTTCTATCCTTTGCTGCAAACTTTCCACCAACGTGCAATAATCTATTATGATCTTTTGACATATTGTTTTGTCTAACATTTTCAAACAAAGTTGAATCAGTTGGAGGTGGAAGGTGAATTACTTTACATCTGCCATTAACCATTTTTTCAATTTGATCTATATTCCATAAACTCGGGGCAAGCAAAACATCTGGAAGTTCTGCTTCTGGAACAGACATATTAAGTAAGAATTCAAAATTATATTGTAATATTGTTTTAATGCCTCTTCGTTTAGCATAATGTAAAAAATCTTGTCTATAAAAAGTTTCACAACTTAGCACTACATCTATGTTTCTTAAAAATTCTATTAATTCTTGTTTTGTTGGAAACCCGCTCAATGTAGTTGTTACATTATAATCTTTATACCATTCTGGGTGTTGTTCATTGCCATTGAAGTGTTCTGAGTCAATCAATAAAATTTTGTCGGGATTAAGCATTTTAACTAATTCCCGTGTTTGATTTCCTAGTCCAGTATTATCAGATCTAGCAATAATTCCAAGTGTCATCCAGTATATCCCCTAATCTCATCATCGCTTGTATACTTACGTGTTCCTTTACGACCATCTAAATGGTATGATCTTTTAATGTTTCCTTCTGGATGATATATCCAAAGTTTATGCTTTTCCCATCCTTCTTCACTAAAAATATTATAAGGCAAAATGTCATCTTGAATTATCCCATGAGTCCTATCTTCAATAAAAGCACATTCATCAAGTGGTGGTAATATAATATTCCTATAATATGAAACCTTAGTTAAGTGAGGTCTTTGACTCCATTGAGCAGTTTGTAAAAATTCATCTTCTAATTTAAACATTAAGTGTTTGTGTGGTTCTGGAATAGATCCCTCAAAATGAAACCTTATTGTATTTGCTTTTCCATACTCAATCATATCTAAACATTTTTGCCAATCAATCTCTATATCTGGAGTTAGAGGTGTATCTCCCTCAACATATAAAAGTAAAGATGTTTGTATTTCTTTTATTGTTTGTCTCATCATTGTTGTTTGATGGCTATGCTGATCAAAGATAACTGGCAAAACATTTTTATATTCGTGTAAACATTTCCAAAGTATGCGATTTTTATATTCATCGTAATCATTTTTTCTATGCAACTGTTCTTTTCTTAACCCATCAATTTGCATAATGATTTCATTATCTGGAAAGTGTGCTCTAATGCTATGTATTGTTTCTTCTATCATTTCAGTGTTTGGATGATCTGGAACAATTGATGTTGCTAAAATTATTGTCACATCATTTTTATGCATTGATTTGCCTCATTAGTTTAATTCCAAAATCTCTTTTGTATTTGATCCACCAGCATACCACAGTATGCATATTGTTTGGATAACCTTCTAACAAACCTGAGACAATAACAGGCAAGTCGTTCCAATTTTTTATTTTATAAAATGGAACCACTTCATTAAAAAGACGTTGATAAAAATCATCTTCTAAGCCACTTGAATCTATAAAGTCTGCTATTGGTAAAGACATCATTTCTATTGCTTCAAACAATCTAAAAGAATCAACTACCACAGCCCCTGCAGGGCAAGGAGCAATTCTTGAACTCATTAGGTTGTCATAGTAGTCAATCGGCTTATCTCCTTTAGCAAAGCCATCTGTAGGCTTGTATAGGGCATTCTCAATCAATGGCATTACTTCTGCTAATTGCTGTCTCCTTTGATGTGTAATTTGTCCACTAAAAAATGCATCATATGTTTTAGTCTTATAATTAGGCAAATTGTTTTTTAAATGTTGTGGCACACCTACTGGCAATTTGTTGTATGCTTCATGTTTTTTATGAGGGTATTGAATCCAAATCTCTGCATTAGGATGATCTATTCTATCTATATCAAAGGCTGCTTCTTCATCCCCTGTTATAAATAAAACTAATCTAGATATATTTTGTAATTGTTTTGATATATGTTTTTCATGTCCTCTATTTTGTGGTCCAGGAATTACAACAAACGCTCTATCTTCTACTGGCAAATCATTAACTTTAATCTGTTGTACATTGTATTTATCAAATACTTCTTTAAGAAGTCCGTAATCCCATTTATCAGCAGCACAGTCTTCTTTATTAAAAGAATATAAATAACAATTAGATTGGTTCATATAATAAATGTACCTCATGTTGATAATCTATAAAAGTTTCTTTATATCCATGATCTTTAATAAAAAGTCTTAAATCATATAAATATTCTTTCCAATGCATCATCATAAATTCTGGATGACCAGATAACCAAATTTTTGGTTTAAATTCTGACATAACTTTTGTTGCACCACCAAGAACTCTCCATTCACTACCCTCAACATCTAATGAAATTGCAGTAGGTGGCTTTAATCCTTTTTCATAAACAAGAGTATCAATTTTGGTTTGACCATATTTGTCTGCTTCATATTGAAGTTCTTTAAATCCATGTGCTGCGTCAATAGGAGCATCTGCTTCTGGTGGAAACTCTCCATAATATATTCTTGCAAGAGTATTATCTTTATCTGACGCAAATCCAGGAAGGCAAGCAAGTGGCATCTCTAAATTATTTGCACTCCACAATAATGGAAAGTGTGACCAAACCTTTGGATTAGGTTCAAACAAAACTACTTCAGCACCCCAGATTTGACATAAAGCAGGCATTTCTCCTTCTTCTGCACCAACATAATATACAACATCTCCTTTACCAATTTTTTCATGCATTGATTTAAGTCTTGGCTTTTCCCAACCTTTTTCTGTATACCATTCAGGTCTGTCTGCACGATGTTTTGGTAAAGTAATTTCAAACTCTCCGTTAATAATGGCTTTAATCATTTCAGTCATTTTATTGCCCCGTTCATAAGCCATTCTTTTAATGATACTTTTGGTACCCATCCAGTTAATTGTTTAAATTTTTCATTAGAGGCAAGAGTTTCTTGCACTTCACCAATTCTTGACGGTATAAAATTAATATCATCTGAAATCATGTTGGCAATATCAAGTATAGCGTAATTACTTCCATAACCAATGTTATATACTTCGCCAAATCCATTTTCAACTTCAGAAGCAAGAGTGTTTGCTTGAACTACGTCTGATATGTGTGTAAAATCTCTACGCTGAGATCCATCACCAACCACTGTTAATGATTTTCCTTCTTCGTGTTGCTTTAAAAACAAACCTATTACTGGCGCATATTGACCTTTTAATGGTTGTCTATCTCCATAAACATTAAAATATCTAAGGGATATGGTTTGTAATCCATAAAGGTTGTAATAAACTCTTGCAAGGTTTTCACCAAAAACTTTGGCAGCAGAGTATGGGGTTAATGGATCGGGTGATTGTGTTTCTTGGTTTGGAAGCAAAGCCTTTTTACCATAAGAAGAAGATGTGCTTGAATAAATTAGTCTATTCACTTTGTTAACCCTACAAAGTTCAAGAACATTGGCTGTTCCTACTGCGTTTGATTGAATAGATTTTTTAGGATTTAATATTGCTGGTTGTATTCTTGCATCAGATGCAACATGAAACACGCAGTCAATATCTTTAAAAAGTGGTGCAATTAAATCATAATCACAAATGTCATACTTATAGTTTTGTGCTTTATCGTTCCAATAGAATTGTTCATGACATTCTGCAGACTCATTATCAATACAAATAACATTGTGACCAAGACTAATTAACTTATCAACAAGGTTTGACCCAATAAAACCAGCACCACCAGTAACTAAATATTTCATTTTATGTTTAAAGTTTCTAATATGCTTGCCCATCTATGAACATATGTATGTTCTTGTTTAGTTCTTTCATGACCATTTAATCTAATTAGTTCCCTTGTTGAATTATCATCAAGATATTGGTCTATCTTAGATTTTAGATCTTCAAGATTGCCATGCTCATAAAAAACAATTTCTTCTCCATCAATAAAATATTCTTCAAGACCTTTAATACGAGGGTAGATAGTGAATCCACCACGACCAG